GTACTGACAAGCGACATAGCCCGCCACAATCTTGTTGGCGTGACCCTTACCCGCACGGCTACCGATGGCAGCAGAAGCAGCCTGGATAGTGTACAGGAAGGACTGACGATGTTCAAATTCGCTAATGCCCATCGGCTTGTTGAGGTTCCAAGTAATCGGCTTCCACTTGTTTGCACACTTGACATAGGCAGCAAGAATCTTTTCGGATTCTGCCATTGCCATATGACCCGTCAAATCAGCGAGAACTTCATCACTTGCAGCCTTACCGAAACGCTTGTTGAACTGGAAGGACTTGAAGGTGCCCATCATTTCCTTGAGACCGATGATTTCTGCGGTCACAATCTTGGAATCAAGAGCATATTCAATAGCAGGAACATCCGGAGCCTTTTCAAAGTCCACATCATAGGTCACGCCACCTTGGTAGCCTGCCGGGATGGAGAGAACAATATCACCGCCATCCTGCGTAGCCTTGACTTCAACCTTACCGTAGAAAGTCCACGGCTGACCTGCACCTGCACAAACACCGACAACATCTTCAACATTACCGCTCTTGTCCACAAGGCGAACGTTAATCGGCATATTCCAACGAATGTTACCGACACCGTACTTGATGCGGGCTTCGCCATCGGCAGCAATGACGAACTGGCGTTCGCTCATATAACCGGTCGGAGAAGCCTGCCAACCCTTGAGGGCATTGAAGGTGATGGCATCAAAGTTCTTGGCAGCGAGGGTAGCAGCATCCAAGTCGCCTTCGCCACTTACAGCAGGACGACCACGGGTGTCAAGCCACTTCTTCCAAGCACCGACAAAGGTCTTGTCGCCTTCAAACTTGCCTTCAGCATCCATCCAACGGTCTTCCGGGAGGGACGGCAAACCGTTCTGTGCGGTGAGCGGGTAGCCGTGCGTGAAGGTCTTCTTGAAATAAATAAGACCCTGCGATTCTTCAAGAGTCTGCACACTTGCCAACTGCGGAGCGATGGAGAGTGCGTAGGTTGCGGAAATGAGGTCAAGAGCGACACGCGGGAGAACACCAAGGCTAGAAGCAGAGGAATTTTCATTCACGTAGCTTTCGTAACGCTTGTAGTTGTCCATCTGCTGACCGAGGTTGTAACGAGCGGTAGCAGAGAGGGTGCCCTTGAAGGACGGGGATTTAGCAAGTGCTTCAAACTGCTTGCTATAACGAGCATCGTAGCTTTCTACGAGGCGATTGAATTTCTGGTTGGACATTTCTTCAACGGAAGTCTTCATAATGTCTTCTCCTTATGTGTTAGGCTTTTTTGCCGATTTTGGAACGGAACTTCGCACGGGCTTCATTGCAAGCCTTTTTACGGGCTTCTGCAACAGATTCCTTGGATTCGGACTTCTTTGCAGCACGGCGGGCTTCAAGTCGCTTGCGGAATGCTTCTGCACGAGCCTCATTGCGGGCGGGAGCAGCAGTCTTCGGGGCAGAACGACGGGCTTCAAGACGCTTACGGAAAGCCTCACGGCTGGCAGCCTTGCGGGATTCTTCGGCATCCTTGGTTTCTTCACTACCTTCAACAGAAGCGGAACCAAGAACTTCTTCCTTTTCCACATCTTCTTCGGAGTTAGTGAGGACAGCGACAGTCACAGAGTTTTCGTTTTCCGGGTCGGGGGAAACGACAACTTGGATGTCCTTATCTTCGTCTGCGAAAACAACTTCCGTTTCGGCAGCGTTCAACTTGACATCGCCAACCTTCACGATATTGTCGTCTTCTTCACGAAGTTTCTTTTCTGCACGCTTGGCTTCAAGACGCTTGCGGAATGCAAGGGTACGAGCCTCATTGCGAGCAGCCATAGTGCGTTTGTGAGTAACCATAGGTATGGTCTCCTTGTTAGGGTTTCTGTTTCTAGTGAAGCGGGCGAACCCGCTCTCCTACAAGGGTTAATTTGTGCATAATGCACGAATCGGCAGGAAATGTGCCCACCCTTTGACAACAGAATATAATAAAAAAATTGTGCGATTTTTAAAAAGTTATGAATAAAATGTCAAAAAATGTCAAATATAACAAGATACCTAAAACTATGTTGTAGGTAATTTATTATATAAGTTAGGTAAAGTATTATATTTATTTTGTATGAAAGAAAATGGGCATACAAAAAGAGTCCCGATTGCTCGGAACTCTCTTGGATTCTTTCTTCAACCTAAAAAGGATTAGGTAGGGAGTCGCATTACACTACATCCCAACCGCCTTCCGTGTAGGACTGTTCATCGCTATCTTTACCATCAAGGTAAACCTTGGTGCCGTTCGGAAGGGTTTTTTCGTTACACCATATTTCGCACACCTGCATATCCTTTGAAATCAGCCGTCTTGCTTTTTCCACGGCATCTTCAACACTGTTAGCCTTAACCGACTGACACATTGTCTGCACATAGTCAAAACACACTTCATAGGTAGCTTGGGAATCTTCGCCGTCGGCTTCCTGCTTCTTGGACTCTACCACACCGTCTTCACGCATATCGTCGTAGACGCTATCGGTAAGAGCATCCTTAAAGTTATATTTCAAGCCGAAAGTGCCGAATGCGTCAAAGAACCAATCAATGCCCCAATGGGAGAACTCTTCCGTGTCCTTGTCCTGTGTACCTGCAAGCAGTTTCTTCTTCAAATCCGAGAACTTAATACCACCTTCGTGGTCGTGGTCCCAATCCATATCAATCTGCTTAAAGTTACCCGGCATAGAATACTTCCCGCCAGCCACATAGTCGTACATAGACTTTTGGGTACTTTCAACGGTCATCGGGGTAAATTCTTCAATATACCACTCGGAACCTTCGTAATACGGTTTTTCCTGTTCATCTGCGGAATCGCAGCATTCCTTCCAAGCATCACGGTAAATACCTTCAATGGACTTGGTAAGTTCTTCATCATCCAACAGATTGATAACATTCGCTTCGGACTTCTTTGCGAGGGATTCCTTCTTCTTCTGCATAGAACAGGTGTGCTTCTTGGAGTCCTTCTGCGTGGATTCCTTCTTCTTGGACTCCATCAAATCCAAAGCGGTCTTCCCTTCTTTATCGGGATTGCCATACTTCTTCCAAATAGCCTCGGCTTCATCGTTATACCACTTGACGTCAAAAGCGTCATCGGTGACTTCACCCTTACCAACAGACATATCGGTGTCCCAAACATCTGCGGTCTTCTTGTCGTAGGGCATATTAAAGTCGGTATAGTCCATAACCATTAAGTTGGAGGGCTTATAGCCAATCTTGGAACAGAGAGTGTAGCCGTCCTGTTGGTACAAGTCGCTGTCTTCTTCATAACCATCGCTCCAACCCATAACGAAACACAGTTCCGTTCCTTCTTCGGTCGTACCCAAAGTCTTCCACCAAACGGAAGCATCGGATGTCGTGAGTTTCTTAATAGCAGCATTGAAGTCCGCTGCGGTAATCTGTTTAAGTGCCATAATACACCTACTCCTTTGCCTTATTCGGCATCAATGTTAATGGATTCGTCCCCATCGCTGAAGGAATAGGAACCAAACTTTTCTTGTACTGCATTCAAGAACTTGTCTGCATTAGCCTGCGTGAGTTGGTCTGCGGTCAAGTTCATTTCAATTTCCAAGGTATCGCCCATCACATCACCGCTATCGTCTTCACGAGTAATCCTAGCGGTCAAAGTGTAGTCCACACCTCGGAGGGAGCGTTCCTTCATTTCAATGGAAGCAAAACCAACAATCGTGGAATCGCTCAAGAAATCAAAGATAGCATCCATATAATCGTCATACCCATCTGTTCCTTCTTCGGGAGCGGAATCAAGATTGTTGTCCATACAATAGGAATCGGATGCGTAATCAAAAGCCTTGTCAATCAAGTTACTCAACTCGCCATCGTGGTAGCCTGTAGAGTCAAAGTAACCCAAATTGCCAATAAACTCTCTGCGGAGTTCGGCATTGAAATCTTCACGCGTGGTGCCATCGGAATAGGTGTTCGGGATGTCTCTAACATCGTTGCCCTCCCAACCTTCACCGCTGCCGGGAACACCTTGGGTGTCGTTCATTTCATAGGATGCAAGCAGGTCTGTCGCTTGGTCCTTAATGAACTTGTCCCAAAACTCTCTAGCCGACACAGACTCGGCTTCATTCTTATTGGATTCTTGAGCATAAATGTTCAAGCTAGACATATTTGCCTCCGATTGTTTGACAGGAGTAAGTAAACTTAAATCAAGAATACAAAGCACATCTGCATCGGGAGCAGAAGGGTTACTTTGAATCTCGTCCCTAAAAGCAAAACAGTTATAGCCCGCTTCTAACAAAGCATCCCGAACGGCTTCATCGTTCTTGCCATAACCAAATTCCCAAATATCACCCTCGGTTATCCCTTTGCCTACTTCGTCCTCACCAAAGTATTCAATGCCAGCATCCTTCAAAACTCTCTCAATATCTTCGGGTTGAGCAAGTTCCAAGTCGGCACTCTCTACCTTAAAAGCGGATATGACTTTATCCTTACCATCCTGTTCTTTTTGGTAATCGGTAACATATTCCAAGTTATCCGAGAACCAAGCCCAAGGATAGGGACTAATCGTCTTATATGCTGCATCGTGAGCACGGTACAAAGTTAGAGTATGAAACCCCTGTAAGCACTTGGGGGTGTAATTTTCTCTAACCTTTATACGCATATTAGACATCGGAGATAATCCTTAAAATTCGTTCAATGCAGAAATATACATTTTCATTGCACGCTCGGCTCGGTCAATGCACCCCTCGGCACTCAATCGGGACACTTTTTCGTATTCCTTCTCCAAGAAAGTGCAGAAAATATCCTTGCACATTCCGTTAGTAGTACCCTTTTCATAGGAACTAGCGACCACTTCCACAGCGAGTTCACCCACCTTCCCGAAGTAATGGACAAGCAGAGTAACGACAGAAGGGACTTCAACCCCTGTAGGAAATTCCTTGTAACAGACAAGTTCATCCTTATCTATCCAAGCGTCTTCCTCTGCCTGTGTGTAACCCTTCATTCGGAGCATAGACAGGATTTCGCTACTGCGGGCGACCGCTTCGTGCAAGTGTATCTTCATCTTGGAAGACATACATTAACCTCCGAGGATGTAGGAAATCAAGCTACCATCGTTGGCTTCTTCCTTCTTGATAGACTTGGCTTCCAAGACCTTGAAAGTCTGCGGAGCGGGCTGTTCACGCTCAATGCTTTCATAGGTGGCACCTGCCCTACGGCGTTCCTTGACATAATCTTCATTCAAGCCGTTCTTGTTAGCGAACTTCAATTCACGAATGGTTTCTTCGGACATCTTGAGTTCGCCCTGCAAGTCTTCCACAAACTTGACAATGGACTGCTTGAGGTCTTCGGTCACTTCGGTAAAGTCTTCAAACTTGTACTTGTCGCTAGAACCGTCATCGCAGTTAGACATATCGCATCCGTCCTTGTCAAGACTTTCAACGATATATGTATTACCATCAAGTTCAACAGGTGCCCCAAGTTCGTTCGCCAAGGAAAGCAGGCTTTCTGCAACGCGTTCGTTCACAGATTCTTCAATGGCTGCTTCTTCTTCCTTCTTCTTGGATTCCGAAATCACCTTGGGTTGAGCATCAAGGAAGCCCGGGTCTTGAACAAAGTCAAAGCGTTCAAGTTTGTAAGTCTTCGGGTCAAGGATGTCATTGCCTTCCTCGTCCTTGCCTTCGTAGTCGCCATCGGCACGGGAACTCACATACATCGTAGTGCCCGCTCGGAGGATGGTATAGAGGGTCTTACCCATATCGGTGTTATAGATGACCGATTCGGCAATACCTGTCTTCCAGTCAATGTTGCGGGTAATGTGGGAGAACTTGCCTTCGGCAATGTCTTCATCGGTGATTTCGGCTTCGTGACCAATGCGACCGAACATCTGTCCGTTCTTGAGTTTGCGTTGCACGTCTTCGTCCTTGCCCGCAACTTCCCAAAGTTCTTCGGTATAAAGACGATGATTACGGCT